CTCGAACCGGCACATCAAGGCCAGATCCCTAATCCACAGGAACTTGCCCAATAGCCGATCAGGATTGGCCTCACGATCCCGAGCCATCAAGCTAATATTACGCATAAAGCGATTGCGCCGAATTGTCTCAGTGCTGTAGCCACCGTGCGAAAAGTGCAACTCATGTAATACGAAAGCAAACCCAACACCCTCATCCGGGCTATCCTTGTGCTCAGGATGCTCATGGACTACGCCGCGAAAGCAAATGTCATCGTCCCTACGGAACAACCGGACAGGATAATCAGTGCTCAACACACCTAGAGGCTCTGTAGAGAAGTGATGCTGTGGTATCCCGTAGCCTTTCCAACCGTTCTGTCGTAGGTACTTGGGCAACCGTTCACCACAGATAAATTCTTCATCAGCGTCAGCCCACATGATCCAATGCTTAGTAGCCTTTTCAATAGTCAGGTTCCTAGCAGCATCAAAACCAATCTCAACCGGGGATGGAATATCAAAATATTCAATCTTTAGTTCTGGCGAGCGATGTCGCTTGTGAATTTCATCCTCAAATTGAAATATAACACCTTCAGTATTATCAGTTGTGGTTTCATCAATACCGATAATAATTTCATCAGCATAAGGCTCAACAGATCGAAGCAGCTTAAGCAGTTCAGCCTCACCATCTTTAACGATGCAGCAGAAACTTACGGTTTGTTGTGGCGCAGTCTCTGCCAGCTTACGGTCATAATCAATTGGCCCACACGAAACAATGCCTTCTTCAAACTCGAATGTATAAACGTACCAGCCGATTCCAGCCCCAGCAGGCAGGCAATTAACAATAAGTGAATCATGATGGCCGAACATATCATCAATATCAGACCTTTCAAAATGATGAAGGTGAAAGCGTTTTGGATAATCACTTTCATAGCTTATTTTTTCCCATGGGCCAAATGGCGTCGTGACAATTGCCTTGACGTCACCAACAGCGATGCGAACAACCTCCATAAACTTCACTGGATCTGGAACATGCTCCAATATCTCACCGAGAATAATGCCATCACAATCCCAAGGGGTTTCATTACTCCCCAACCAATCTTCTTCAAAGAATGAGATATTACTAAGTTCCATTTCCTTAGCTTTGTCCTCAGCAACCTCAATTGCTTTGGGGCTAACATCAATACCGAGGAAATCAATCTGCGGGAACATCTGTGCTAGGTAATTGGTAAAGTGCCCGTGGGCACACCCATAATCAATAATGCTTGCACCATCCTTAAAGTTCTCACCTACCCACCGAGCAACTTCCATAAAGCGGGGATGGTTTATGAACTCCGGGAGTTCATACGCAAAGACTGGGCCATCATACATTTCCTCAGTGCCTTCAGCATAATGCTCAGCATAGGCTTTCTGGTCATACATCCAACCATCATAAAGTTCTTCCACTTCTTTACGAACTGGATCATTTTCATCCAACACACACAATTGTTTTGCAGCAACAATGTCAGAGTTACGGAGATAGTGCCGGGCTACTGCGTCAACATCCTTGTTGCACTCGTAGAAACAATTGGTGATAACCTCCTCGAACTCATCAGCCACTCTGCCCCAAGTGTATTCACGTTTGGGATGTCGCCGGAACTTGTTATCAAACTTCGTCAGCCAAGTAACAAACTTGTCCTCATCCACACCGTCATCAGCATTAAAGATAACAGCATTCTCATAATCCCCAATAGTCTCCGGGAGTGCGCCAATATTAGTGGTGACTATGGTCGCACCAGCGGCCATAAACTCCATAGCAGTAATACAGCTGACCTCCTCGAACTCAGTCGGGTAGCACCAGACATCAGCCTCCTCGCATTGGATCTTACAGAGTGCTTCTTTAGTGAGTTGACCTAAGTGTTCTACATTCGGCAGTTCCTCACAACGTTCCCGGAGGAAGCCATAAAACCCTTCCAGTTGCGGTACGGGGTGCTCGTAGCCACAGACCTTCAGTTTGATGTGCGGCGCATCCTCAAGCAACCGCTCCATGATGCCGCCCGGGCGAACGGGTGATGCGATCCGGGTCAACTAGCCATGCCTTCTCAATCTGGTCTTTAAACCAGTTGCTAACAGGTAAGACTGCGTTTGTTTGCCACGTTTGAGACATGAAAGCGTTATTGTTCCTCTTTAATGCAATGTCGTGTGCCCACCAGAGATTGATCTTGCTCTGGATGGCGTATGTGAACCCACTGGGGACTCGTTGAATGATATTAACTTCGTGTGGGGTGTTCTCGCAGTAGAAGTGCCAATTGGTTCCCATCGGCTTGGCTTGGTTCCGTTCTCCCAAATGGAGATACGTAACCCCATTAGATTCAGAACTGCCTTCTTTCTCGGTGAACACGACAACCTTATGCCCTCTACTAGCCAATTCCTTTGCGACGTAGTATGCTGCACTTTCGCTGCCTCCCAATGAACGTTCATTAATCGTATCCCCATCAAACGGGATACCACCCGCGTGTATTACAATTTGCATGTCTTTGACTCCTGTTAGGATTTGTAACCGTGATGTTCTAAACCATTAAAAAGATAATGAGTGCCGGTGTGCTTGATTGTGAGCACCCATATCATTTCCTGTTACGCCGTTTGTACGCAGCTTTATCGTGTTGCTGTTGAACACGCTTGCGATCATTCTCGTTCAACGGACGCGGCTTGCGCTTACCGTTGGCTGTGTCGAGTGGTCTTAGCACTTTTCTTCTCCGGTTTCTTGTTACCACCTATTGGGCGCAGCCCGGGCTTTGGCCCAGCATTCGTTTTTCCAATTTGGTGCGTATGACGCTTGACATAAGCATCACGCTCTTTCCCTTTCAATCCAACTGGTATCAACATAACAATTCTCCAGAAAAGGGAGAACCCAACTGCTTTCTCGACAAAAGGCATATTAAAGGGTTCAATTGAGTTCTCCCAGTGCGCCAGGTTTACGTGCTTGAGTTCACCGAGACAAGCGTGAACGCATAATCAGCAGCGGTAATCTTTTCAGATTGGTAATAACCAACCTCAACTTCTTCACTCTTTCGCTTGGTGTCATACGCATGCCTTTCAACTTGCATATTCGGCAAGCCCGGAGCATTCCAACGGAAAGAATACATCCAAGACGGTTTGTCTCTGGATGGGGCTGAAGGTGCGTAGTAACAAGTTACATGATCACCCCAGATCTTAGCCAGCGTTTCAGCCTGAGCCTCATTCGCTGTATTCCGATAAGCAGCACCAACCAAAACTTGCTCAACTTCCAAAGCGGCAGCAACTTGCTGCTTGGTTACGTTGCGCTGTGGACTACCACCCGCTGTTGCACCAAAGATCAAGTCACGAACACTACCGTTGCGCTTCAATGAACGCCAGGCATCCAAGCCCATGACAATACGGTTCGGGCGCAGACCAGTTAGGTCTTGGACATTGTCCATTGCCGTTTCCATATCCCCGATAGGATCAGAACTAGCCGCAGCATCCCACTCCGAACCAACACCAGCACTCGAACTTACTGAGCCGGTAGCCTGAACAAGAGTAGCAACGCGCTGTTCCCAACCAAGGCTGAGTTTATCCAGTACGTATTCTGCTGCGTTAGTGATAAGATTCTGACGGAAAACAGGATCAGCATTAGCACGATCTTCAACTGTAACACCATACTTCAGCGCGTAGTTCTGCGTGTAGTAGGTATCACTTGAGATGGTGCGAGTGATCTTGTTAGCTTCGGTGTCTGGCGACCTTTCAGAAGCCTCTGTCCGAAGTGCGTCAGCACGAGAGAAGACACTGTAAACATCTCCTTGTTTCGCCACAGGGATGACTGGTGCAATAAGCCGGGCAATTCCGGTGTCTTGGAAATAACCAATGGCCATCTGCGATAACAGAGCATCGATGTGGAGATCACGTTGTGTAGATTGTGGCATGTCGAACCTCCTTAAGCAACTAAGCCCATGTTAAAGTCACCAATGAACGGGAAGATGTCGCCACTACCAGCAGTTACGAGGCATTTGCCTACGTAAGCTGAACCAGTAACAGTGATCAAGAATCCGCTCGTGGTAACACCGACCAGTGAGCCACTATTAATAACCGCACCAGCAAACGCTTTCATATATCCCTTATAAGCAACAGTACAATGGTCATTGTTCTGAGGCTTAGTGCGAAGGATACCAACAGCAGCAGCAGTCGTCTCAGCAACCAGCCCATCTAAGCCAATAGGCTTAAATTGGTGGCCTGTCAGATCCGCTGAGGAGATAACTGTGAGTGTTTCGTACCTGTTTTCAACAGTCATGATTGTTTCTCCCCATTGCTATCGAGATACGCCCGATGCAATTCTGGATTGGCTTCAGACACACGGGTAAAAGCAACCTTGAGACTGTCTTCACCATGGTCAGCTTGATACTTCCGACTCAGGGTAAGCAACTGGCCGCCCGGGTCTTTGTCATCAATATCGTCACCATCATCCTTGTGTAAACCAGTCTGGTCATCATCACCCTTAACACTGAACATGGTTTTGATTTCCTCCACATTAATGCTAACAACACGCTCGTCATCATCAAGACCAATCTGCTTTTCGTAAACTTCACGAATAGCCGGGGTCATGGTCTTGCCCTTTACTGCAGCATCGAGGACAGCAGTCACGTTAGCGCGAGCCAACTTGATCTTTTCCTCTTTTGCCTTTTTCTCATCATCCGCTTTGTCGGAAGTGAATTTGGCGATTGTTGCATTCGCAGCCTTCAGATCCTTACTCAACTCAGTGTTGGCATCAGCCAACGGCTTTGTTGCAGCGTCGATGAGGTCTTGGACTTCTTTCTTATCCATTTCTACCTCCACAGGTTTTTTGTGAAACTTCTTACTCGTTCCGGCGATAGTCTCAAATGCAACCCTATGACCCCCAGCAAAGCTGGTTCGCGTAGCAAGTAGAGCATCGAGATCTGCTAGGGTGTTGACCGCCGGATGATCAGCCCCTAATAAAGCAACGGCATCCAATACGTGATTGAACCTTTCCTTGCCGTCTTTTGTTACATTAAAAAGCAACTCGACCGAAACTGTACGATACAGTTTGCTCTTAATTGCTTCAAATACTGTTTTCGGCATACCGACGAAATCAGCAAACAGCTTGTCTCCTTGTTTGAAAACATTGTTGATCCAGCCTATAGCCGGTTGACCATCATTATGGTCTGCGTCATGACCAAACTTCAACGGAACCTTATGGGTGTCGGACAGTTTCTCAAAGTTAGAAGCGATGTCCTCCAGATCCTCGTGAGTGAACTCCATATTGTTCCACTTACCAACAGCAAATATTTCTCTGCCTTTTAAATCCATCATATCACCTCTGATCCCTGAAACCTTCCAATTCAAAGGCACCACTAATAGCAACATCATCCGTATTAATTGATACACAGCGAATCCTAACATCAGCCCCGGGCTTAACAACAACAACTGGAGTTCTAAACTGACGTTCCATGTCTACACCGTTACGCACTTCAGCACTATCCCGGGTGCGCCATGTCTCATCAACATTTCGCGTTTGTAGTCTCATCGAAGCAAAAACATCAATACCAGTAGCACCAACCCGACCAGCACTTGCGTTCCAACCTAGAACGTGCCCAGTAACACCAAGTGGCATGGTGAATTGAGTTTGGAGCGTTTGCCCTTCAGCTGAACTAATGATTGCCAGATTAGCCGAGCCAGTGTGCCGGGCGATGATATTGGCTTCATTAAGGTCAACAGAACCAGCTTTCGTGTACATCCGGTTGATGCGATAATAGCTATTGGCCAAAACCACCGGCGTAGCAGCATTCAACGTAGCAACCTCAGTGACCTCTGCTAGTGCTGCGTTTACACCTTCAATCCCAACTGTCCAGATGCCATCCGAACCAACCATATCATTCAGGCCACCGACAATCTCAGTTTGAAAGGCTACGGTTGGCCATACTTTACTTCCAACATCACTAACATCCTCTGCACCATCAACGTCTGCATTACGGCCATACTTGCGTAACCAATAATCACTCATAATTAACTCCCAAAACCTCTAGCGGGTTCAACCGTGGGTGGTTTAGACCAACGGCCATCATCTGAATCCTTTCCCTCAACATCCTCGTCAATCAAAGTCACTGGTATCAAGATACTCCGGCAATTGAAATGATTCGGTGGTCGATACTTATTCCAAACAGGATGGTCAGCAGGGTACACACGGTCATCCAAATGTCGGCAAACACGGGTTGTGCGGCTATCGAGTATAGCTGAATATTCCAACGCCTCAACAAAGTCACCTAGCGCCGGGTCAGTGAAAACACTCCAACGGGCTTCGTTGATGGCTTCAAAGACATTTGTCCTAACTGCTGTTTTAATTCTGTATGCTTCTCCAGCGGAATCTCCGATAGCATCAAGAACCATGTCCAATGTCCTGCCTGTCTTTAGCGAGTTGGATGAGGCTAGGATAAATCCTTCTGCTGTGAACTCATCATACACCTTATCAACAATTTGCTTTGTTGTCCAGCTAAACTTAATCCCATTGACTAAAATGCCTTGTATTATTGCCCGCATATCATCCGACAATAGCCCAAACATTCTAAACCCATTTGCTGCTAGAAAATCAGAAGCATCAACATCAATACGCCCCATATTGATCTTAAACTGCTCTTTCTTTGCTTTGTCCAATTCTGTTGAGGCGTGTTGCTTGCCTAGATTCCATGATTGTTTCATCATGTTGTCTATTTCCTTCCGCACCTTTGACTTTTGTCGCGGGATGAAGTCTATTGCACTGATACCGTTGATGCCGGCAAACGGTGTGCCCAACTTCTCATGCTCAATTCGATCTACAAGGTTACTTACCATGTCAACCAGTTTCGATTCAATAGCAACAACAGCAGCATCCTCGATCATGGTTGCTTTGCGCTCTATAACATTAAATGCAACACGCTTCTCTGCCCGGGCGAAATTTCGAGACTTAACAACCTTGCCTTTGGTATTGGTTTTCGCCACCGGCTCGCGCTGCTTAGTCCCGGGAGCGACCTCACCAGGCAACCCAACCTCAGGCGCGAGGTCGAGTGGCTCACCTTTCTCCGGGAAGTCCAACATCTCGCGTAAGTGGTGCTCATCAGAATCACTAGCCTCAACCGCAGCCCCAACCACCAATTCCTTCCAGACCTTAGCAATCTCAAACTTCTTAGTCTCACTCACAGGCTTAAATCTAAGCACTGGCCCAAGGCCATCTGCGAAGTTGAGTTTGTTCAATGGTATAAAGATTTGCTCGTTAAGTGCTTCCTCCAAACGCATAGCATCAGCATCCAACGTCCACAAGAATGCCTCTAACTGTGTATTGGCCTGCGCGAAGCCACCGGATGAGGCTTGTGGGGTTATTCCTAACAGATTTGGTACTAGGAGCGACTTGCTGATCTGAAGATCATGAAGCTGGATGGCTTTCTCATACTGATCTGTGGTTGATGGGCGTTGTACGTCCAGATCAATATTATGCGGCAACAGGATGCTGGATTGGTTTTGAATCGAGTCCATAGCAGCCAACATCGCATTATAGTCCGGGGTTCCTGCTGTTAGGCTAGTGCCAGCTGTTGGTTTACCGACGACAAACCCACCAGCAAACTTCTCTAGGAAAATATTGTACAGCCGGATAATGATGTCTTTAGAGTACCAAGACCGATATGCTGCAAATAATTCAGACTGCCCATAGTGATAGTCCACTTCCGGGTTCTGTACGTAATAAACAAACCGATTCAGGTCTATGGTTTGTTCTTTGGCGTTTAAGGCTTGGATTGTCTTAACAATCTGACCGTATTCATCAACATTGAATTTAAAGGTTTCAAATGGCTTGGGAACCAGCTTCTTTATTCCTATATAGGGCTTGCCCTCATAGTCGAATGTATCAATCAGCTTCTCAGTCATCGAGAAACCCTGATACATAGCCATCATCACGAAGTTCATGCCATCAGCAAATGACCCATGAGTCTCCCGAACCATTGTCTCATAAATCTTGATACGCTTCTTGGACTCCTCACTCGGATCAGCCTCATCATCATGCGGCATTCGGAATGTAAAGTCTCGAGCTGTTATTGCGTCGCGTTTGAACTTGACAACGGCTTTGACCTGCTCATCCTGGAGCATATTGCGATAAATCTTGTGTCCTTTACGCCCAATCAGGTCATCCGGGTTGTACTTTGGGAAGTCGCTGCTATACAGCTTGGACTCACTGTAACCAACTGGCTTTGCACCAACTGTCTTTTCTTCAATTGTGTTTACAGGGCGTTTTTTGAATCTAGTAAGAAATCGAGGCATCATATCCTGCTGTCTCCATCGGTGCGCCGAAAATAATTGCCTCCCCAAGCACTCCCGGTAACAACACAGGTTGCTGCGTAGCATAACTCATAGCCATGCTGTCGGCTCTGTCTGGGGATGTTATGCCTTGGTCTTGCATCTCTTTCTTTGTCAACAGGTCTTCCAGTTTCTCCATCCCGGGCTTGCTCTTGATGCTGCACATCTGCCCATCAAAGTCATCCCACTCATCTTCGTCCACGAAATTATCAGCCAATATCGCAGTTCCATCCCGGAGCGCATCCCGCAACACCATGTACGATTGTACCCGGCGACAACGCCACAACTTCGGTTCATCCGACGCGCTACCACCTTTATACATCACAACCGGGTATCCTGCACTAGCCAGTTCACTCGTCACGCCCGTTCCAACCCCAATAGAGTCCACAACAATATCATCACCGTTCTCTTTACTCATGCCGGCTTCTTTGAACCAGATTTTTGCTGCGGTTGCGGCTTGGGATGTGGCGGTGCCTTTGTTAAAGCTGTATTGTCTTTGCTTCTTAAAGAATGTGAACGACTGGTAGCGAATAGAGTGTGTAATAACCGTGAAATTTGCGCCACCATCACTAACATCAATACTCAGTCGTTGTCTTGGTATGGAACCGTCCGGCTTATGCGGCTTGAGTCTAGCGGATTCGAGCCAAGAAAGCGACATCAGCTGGTTCTCATCCTCATCAGCAAACTCACCCAAACAACGAACCTGGTACACGGGTGAGGTTTTGCCGTACTTCTCAGCCATTTCTGTGACCCACGCCTTACTAACTCTGGTGGTTTTGTTGAGGTTTACGTGGATTTGGTAATAATACTTGGCAACGTTCTGTTTCAAGTGTGAATCTGCGAAAGTTCCCATTAGCTTAGTCGGGTTGCCAATAAGCAGCAATATCACGATCTTCCCGGTCGATAACGCGCCCTCTATAACCGGAAACATCTCCTCATCAACACCACTAGCCTCATCCACCACAATGAGCATAAACAGGTCGTGGTAGCCTTGCATGTTCTCTGGGGTGGCGCCTGTTTCCGCTACACACTTCCAGTTTGAATCATTGTACCACTCTACTTCTGTTGCCCTTATCTCAAACGCACTACGCCAAAAGGAATCAGCCAATGACTGTATCTTTCGGATATTCGGCCACAAGCGATTCTTCAACTGCTTAATCGTCGGGGCTGTTGCTGGACTGAAGGCTTTAAAGGAAAAATGGAACCAGATAATGGCCGCTGCCGCGAAAAAGGTCTTGCCTGGCCCATGCATAGCCCGAATAGTGAACTTTGTCAACGCTTTATGGTTATAT